CAAAAACAAATTAAAGATTTAAAAAAGAAAAGAGATTCTAATGTTGTTTGGATAAGTGATAGATGGGTTTATAAAGAAATACAACCTTATGTGCATCAAGCAAATGCTAATGCTGGTTGGAATTTTGATTGGGATTATTCTGAATCTTGTCAATTTACAAAATATAAAAAAGGTCAGTATTATGATTGGCATTGCGATAGTTGGGATCAACCCTATAATGTACCTAATACTCCATCATATGGTAAGATTAGAAAATTATCTGTAACTGTAACTCTATCAGATCCAAAAAATTATAAAGGTGGAGAATTAGAATTTGATTTTAGAAATAAGGATGTAGGTAAAAAAAATAATATTCATAAATGTACAGAAATATTACCTAAAGGATCTTTAGTTGTGTTTCCTTCTTTCGTGTGGCACAGAGTATGTCCAGTAAAAAGTGGAGAAAGAAACAGTTTAGTTATTTGGAACTTAGGATGGCCCTATAAATAAAAGATAAATATGAAAAAAGGAGTATTAAATGTCATTTAAAACAAATAAATATACAGTTTTAAAAAATGTTATTTCAACAGAGTTAGCAGAGTTTGTTTATAAATATTTTTTAAATAAAAGAAATGTTGCAAGATTTTTATTTGATCAAAAATATATATCTCCCTTTACAGAGTATTTTGGTGTGTGGAATGACCGTCAAGTTCCAAATACTTATTCTCACTATAGTGATATTGTAATGGATACTTTGTTGCAAGAGGTAAAACCTGTAATGGAAAAACATACAAAATTAAAATTAAGTGAGACTTATTCATATGCAAGAATTTATAAAAAAGGAGATGTCCTAGCCAGACATAAAGATAGATACTCGTGTGAAATATCTACGACATTAAATTTAGGTGGTGACTCATGGCCAATCTATCTTGATCCAACAGGCAAAGAAAAACAGGCTGGTGTAAAAGTAGATCTTGATCCAGGGGATATGTTAATTTATTCTGGTTGTGAGCTAGAGCATTGGAGAGAAGAATTTAAAGGCAAGAACTGTGGACAAGTATTTTTACATTATAACAAAGCTAATTCAAAAAATGCTAAAAAAAATTATTTAGACAAACGACCTTTACTAGGTACACCTAGTTGGTTTAAAGGTTTTAAATTGACAAAAATTAAAAAATAATCTATACATTAGGCTTGCAGAGGGATGATCCACCACAGATTCCCTCTGCTTTTACTCTATTAAACAAGTAATAAGTTTGCTATACATAGATTTATTATGTTACAAAAAATTGGATTTCAACCAGGTATAAATAAACAACTTACCCCCACAGGAGCAGAAGGTCAGTGGATAGATTGTGATAATGTTCGGTTTAGATATAATTCACCTGAAAAAATAGGAGGTTGGAATCAATTAGGTAATGTTAATGAAAATGAATTAACTGGAGCAGGAAGAGGATTACATCATTTTTTAAATAGTTTATCTCAAAGATATGCAATCATAGGAACAAATAGAATCTTATATGCCTTTCAAGGTGGTGTGTTTTATGACATACATCCTATTAAAACTACAACAACACTCACAAGTGCTTTCAGCACAACTAATGGTGACTCAGCTGTAACAATAACTTTTTCAACAGCTCATAATATATCACCTAATGATATAATTTTATTAGATAATTTTACAACTATAACAGGTTCTAACTTTGGTGCTTCTGATTTTGATAATAAAAAATTTATGGTAACCTCTGTTCCAACAGGGACAACTTTAACAATTACAATGCCATCTAATGAAACAGGAGCTGGTGCAACGACATCAGGAGGTATTAGAGTTCAACATTATTATCCAGTAGGTACACCTGTTCAAGAAAAAGGTTATGGTTGGGGTCTTGGATCTTGGGGTGGAGAAGCTTCAAACGCAACAACTACAACTTTAAATGGAGCTTTAGGAAATGATGCATTTGGAACAGGTAGTTCAGGAACATCAATTGTTTTAGCAGATGCTACACAATTTCCTGACACAGGAACAAATTTTATAAAAGTAGGTACAGAAGAAATTTCGTACACAGGAGTTACAGCTGGCACAACATTAACAGGAATTACAAGAGCAGTTAGAGGAACAACTAGAGCAGCACATAGTGATGGAGCAACAGTTACAAACACAAGTGACTTTACTGCATGGAATCAACAAACATCAGAAGGTCTTGCATTAGATCCGGGCATGTGGTCACTAGATAATTTTGGTGATAAAGCAATTTGTTTAATTCACGATGGTCCTGTTTTTGAATGGGATTCTTCTGCATCAAATGCTGTTACTACAAGAGCAACTCTTATTTCTGGTGCACCAACTGCATCAAGACACATGGTTGTATCTACACCTGATAGACACTTAGTATTTTTTGGAACAGAAACAACTATTGGAGATACGGGAACACAAGATGATATGTTTGTAAGGTTCTCGGACCAAGAAGATATTAACACTTACATACCTACAGCAACCAATACTGCCGGCACACAAAGACTGGCTGATGGATCAAGGATCATGGGAGCTCTAAGAGGTAAAGATGCAATTTATCTTTGGACAGACAACGCTTTATTTACACAACGTTTTGTTGGTCAACCTTTTACTTTTGCTTTTTCACAAGTTGGAACTAACTGTGGACTTGCAGGACAAAATGCATGTGTTGAAGTTGATGGCACTGCATACTGGATGTCAAAAAATGGATTTTTTAGATATGGTGGTAGATTAGAATCATTACCTTGTTTAGTTGAAGACTTTGTATATGATGATATAAATTTAACATCAGGTAATCAAATGGTATCAGCTGGATTAAATAATCTTTATGGTGAAGTAATGTGGTTTTATCCTTCTGGAACATCAGATGTTGTTAACAAAATGGTTTGTTATAATTATTTTGATTCATCACCACAAAGACCTGTATGGACAGTAGGCACACTTGCTAGAACTATGTGGAGAGATTCTGCAGTATTTGGTTTACCTCATGCAACAGAATACGATGCAAGCACTGATACATCTTTTGATGTTGTAGGTAATACAGAAGGTAAAACATCATATTATGAACATGAAACAGGAACAGATCAAAATCGAAATGGAACTATAACTGCAATTGTTGCAAATATAGCATCTGGAGATTTTGATATTACTCAAAGAACAGTAGGTAACCAACAAACAGGAATAGCTGATACTAGAGGAGATGGTGAGTATCTTATGAAGATTAGAAGATTTGTACCTGACTTTATATCTCAAACAGGTGATACACAAGTTACATTACAATTAAGAGATTTTCCAAACGATAGTCAAGTTAGCTCATCACTTGGACCATTTACAGTATCCTCTTCTACTAAAAAGGTAGATACACGTGCAAGAGCTAGAGCTATTGCATTAAAGGTAGCAAACACAACAACTAATCAGAGTTGGAAATTAGGAACTTTTAGGTTAGATATACAACCAGACGGAAGAAGATAATGGCAAAAAAATTACCAGGCGCTTATGAATATATGGCAACCATTGGTGCGCCTGCTATAAATTTTGGTAGAGGACTTTTAGGATATCAAGATCCTTTTATGACTCAAACTATGCAAGATAGAATGACCGAAATAGAGGCCGGACGAACTAAAGGAAATGTTGGTTATGATGAATATGGTTTAGTTCCTTCTGCTGGAAGATTTACTGGAGGTTTAATGGATTTAGCTATAAACCGTCCTGCTGATTTTGGATTAGCAGGAAGCATAGGAAAATATGATTTTGGTCCAGAAGGACGTAAAGGTCTAGAATATAATTTTACACCTGACCAAGATACAGGAAGCACAGGTAGTGCTATGTTAGATTTTATTAATAGAGGTGGAGTAAAAGGTGCTTTTTCAAGAATGGGAACAGCACAAGCGGCTGAAGTAACTCCATCTAATACAGGTATTATGTCTACTCCATACATAGATAGAATAATGGATCCAGGATCTATGAGAGCTGCAGCTTATCGTTCAATAGAAAATGAACCTTATCAAGAAATACCAGGATTTAATTTTATAGATGCACCTACAAGTTTAAAAAGCCGAATGAAAAATCCTCAATTTTTAAATAATCCTAGAACAGGTATTATAGATAATTTTTTAATGCAAAAAGGTAATCCTAGAAATACTATTATTGATAAAGCAAAGTCTGGTATAGGTAAAGGTGTTGATTTAGGAAAAACAATTTTTGGTGGCATAGCATCTTTAGCAACAGGTATACCTGGCATAGGTTTTTTACTTAATGCACTTAAACCAATGACTGAAGAAGAAAAAGCAATGAGAGATTTTTATGGAAGTGAGTTTGGACTAGATGATATAGGTCGTGTTCAAAGTGGTATCATGGCTGGATATAATCCTGTATCTATGTTTGGTAGTGCAGGTTTAGGTGAAGCTATTGATAAAAGAATAGCAAGAATACAAAAAACTTTAAAGAAAAAGAAATCAGCAGCACTTGAACAAAGAGTAAAAGATTTACAAGCATTAAAAGCTAAAGAAGCAAAAGCAAGAGAAGATAGAGCTAGAGAAATGCAGGCTCAAAATAGAGCTGATCGTAGAGGAGGATATCAATCTTCTTTTGCTCAAGATAAAGATTTTATGGAAGGTAGTGGAACAGCAGCAGAAATGGGGAGCAGTTAATGGCTAAAATTGTACAGGTAATAACTAGACCCGCTAGGGAATACGACTTGCAGACAGCAGAAGCTCAAGTAAGAGATCTTGATGCAATTGTTGAAAAATTAAACTCAACGTTTCAAGAAGATTTAAAA